CCGTGAGCGCGCTCGCTACGCGTGAGCGGTGGGAGGCGTACGCGGAGGCGACGCGTGCGGAGCATTTCGCGGCGTGGGCGTTCGAGCATTGCGTCCAGTCGGTCGACCGTTGGGCGGGCGAGCCGCTCGAGCTCGAGCCGTGGCAGGTTGAGATGATGGCCGAGGCGCTGGCGGAGCTCGGCGAGGACGAGGCGTACTGGTTGACGGTCGCGCTCGTGATCCCGAAGAAGAACGGGAAAACGTCGTTGCTCGCGGCGTATGCGCTCTACCATTTGCTCGAGGACGAGGGCGCGCCCGAAATCTTGTTGGCGGCGGCGACTGACAAGCAGGCGGGGCGGTTGTTTTCGGCGGCGGCGCGGTTCGTGAAGGGCGACCCGTGGTTGTCGGCGTCGACCGTGATCCGTGAGCATGAGGGCGAGATAGCGCGGGCCGATGGTTTCGGTTCGCTGTTTCGGTTCTCGGCGGATTCGGGCGCGGCGTCGGGGTTTAACCCGTCGTTGGTCGTGGCGGACGAGCTCAAGGATTGGACGACGCCGCGCCGGCGGCGGGCGTGGGGCGACATTGCGACGGCGGGGCTCGCGCGCGACTACGTTCACGCGTTCGTTATCTCGACGGCGGGTGAGCCCGAGGAGCGCGTCGGCGGCATCCTCGGCCAGTTGATCGACCGGAACGAGCTCGCCGGCGAGGTTGAGCGGGTGGGCGCGTTGACGATTTCGCGCCATCATGCGGCGCGTTCGTTGGTCTACAACTATGACGCGCGGACGTTGGACGTCGGCAACCTTGACGCGATCAAGGCGGCGAATCCGGCGTCGTGGGTGACGCGTGAGCGGTTGGCGGAACTGGCGGCGTCGCCGACGTTGACGGCGGGCCAGTTTTTGCAGTTGCATGGTTGCGTTTGGGCGACGTCGGAGTCGGGCTATCTCGAGCTCGAGACGTGGCGGTCGCTCGAGCTCGCCGGCGCCGAGCTCCGGGACGGCGACGAGGTCGTGGTCGGGTTTCGCGGCGCGGATTCGTGCGCGCTGGTTGCGTGTCGCCGCGTCGACGGTGTTCTGTTTCTGCTCGAGGTTTGGGAGCCGTCGGGCGGCCGGCGTGTCGAGCTCGAGGACGTCGATGATGCGTTGCGGGCGGCGCTCGAGCGGTTCAACGTTGGGGCGGTGTATGCGTCGGCTACGCCGGCGTGGGTGACGCTCGTCGACGGGTGGCGGCATTTGGTGGGCCGGCGTGAGGTCGTCGACGTCGACGTAGCGACGCCGTCGCCGCGGACGGCGCAGATAACGCAACGGTTCCGCGCGGACGCGTTGGCCGGCCGTGTCCGCCATGACGGCGACCGCCGGCTTGCCCGTCATGTTGTGGCGGCCCGTATTCAGCGGGCGCGCAATCTGCCGTATCTCGCGGAGAGCTCGAGGAGCGGGTCGCCGATCGCGGGCGCGCATGCGGCGTTGCTTGCGTGGGAGGCGCGGACGTTGCTCGGCCCGTCGCGGGCGGCGAAGGGTCCGCCGGTGGTCTTTTGAGCGAGCTCGCGTTGTCGACGAATGAGCGGCGGACGTTGCCCGAGCAGTTGCGCGACGCGCTGCTTGAGGCGTTGGCGGCGCGGCAATCGAAGCTGGCGCGCTACGACGCGTATTACCGCGGCGAGCACAAGTTGTTGTTCGCGACGATCAAGTTTCGGGAGACGTTCGGCTTGCTGTTCCAGTCGTTCTCGGACAACTGGTGCGACCTCGTCGTCGATGCGTCCGCGGAGCGGTTGCGGGTGGATGGTTTCCGGTTCGGCGGCGACGACGCGCAGGCGGATACGGACGCGTGGCGGCTATGGCAGGCGAACGCGCTCGACGCGGAGAGCGAGCTCGCGCATACGGAGGCGATCAAACTCGGGTGCGCGTATGCGCTCGTCGGGCCCGACGACGGCGGCGAGCCGACGATTCAACTCGAGTCGCCGGCGAACGCGATCGTTCTCGTTGATCCGGCGCAGGGCCGCAAGCGGCTCGCCGGTTTGCGCGACTGGGTCGACGAGTGGGGCGTCGAGCATTGCGTCCTTTACACGCCGTCCGACGTCGTTTGGTGGACCCGCGACGGCGAGCGTAAGGCGTGGACCGAGGACGTCGGCTCGGGCCGCAACCCGCTCGGCGTCGTGCCGCTTGTCCCGTTGCCGAACATGCCGACGTTGCGCGACCGGCAGGGCCGGTCGGACATTGAGCGGGTGGTCGCGGTGCAGGACGCGATCAACAAGCTTTGCGCGGACATGATCGTTGCGTCCGAGTTCGCGGCGTTTCAGCAGCGTTGGGTGACGGGCGTCGACATTCCGCGTTACCCGGAGGGCGACCCGAACGCGGGGCAGCCGTTGCCGTCGTTTACGTCGCAGTTCCTCGCCGGCGCGGGAACGATGTTCGCGGACGAGCACGAAAGCGCGCGTTTCGGGACGTTCCCGGTGTCGGATTTGGGCAACTACGTCCGCGCTATCGAAATGTTCATTCAGCATGTGGCGGCGCAAACGAGGACGCCGCCGCACTACCTTTTGGGCGCTATGGGCTCGTTCCCGTCGGGTGAGTCGCTTAAGGCGACCGAGACGGGGCTCGTCGCGAAGGTGCGCCGCAAACAACTCTCGTTCGGCGAGGGTTGGGAGGAGGCGATCCGGCTCGCGTTCGCGGTCGCCGGCGACGAGGCCCGCGCGAGCTCGAGCGAGCTCGAGACTATCTGGATGAATCCCGAGTCGCGGTCGACGGCCGAGGTTACGGACGCGGCGGTCAAAATGGCGACGATCGGCATTCCGCGGCCGGCGTTGTGGGAATACATCGGCGCGACGCCGGCGCAGATCGAGCGTTGGGAGGCGATGGGCGCCGAGATTCTCGGGCCGCCCGTGACGGCGCGCGAGACGATTACACCGACGCCGGCCGAGACGGCGGCGCAACTTCCGAGCTCGAGCTCGAGCTCGTCGACTAACGGAGGCTCTCAGTGAGTGACGATTCCACGGGCGACGCTGGCGCGAGGCCGGCCGATGCCTCGACCCCGGAGGGCGCGAGGCCCGACGGGCGCACGACCGGCGAGGGCGCGAGGCCCGACACCGGGACAAGCGACGACGTCGCGCTCCGCGAGCGTGGCCGGGAAGCTCTCGAACGTGAACGCACCGCGAGGCGCGAGGCCGAGCGGCGCGCGAGCGAATCCGAGAAGCGACTCGCCGAGCTCGAGGACGCCGGGAAAAACGAGGTTGAGCGGGCAATCGCCCGGCTCGACCGGCAATCCGCCGAGCTCGACCAAAGCCGGACACGGGTTGCCGAGCTCGAGAGCAAACTCGCCGAGCGCGAGCTCCTCGAGCTCAAACGCGAAATCGCTCTAGAGGTCGGGATTCCGCTCGAGGCGGCGCACCGGCTACAGGGCACCGATGCCCGTTCGATCAAGTCCGACGCGACTCGTTATCTCGAGGAGCGGAAAGGCGCCGAGGGATCGCTCGGCGTCGGTCGCGGCGGCGCGGCGAGCGGGGCGCGAGGCGTCGACATGAACCGGGTTATCCGCGAGGCGTCCGGCCGGCAGTAGCCGCGCCGGCGCCCGCTAAGAAAGGGCTCAAATGCCTTACAACAACACGATTAGCCGGTCGGAAGCGGCGGCGCTCATCCCCGAGGAGGTCGCCGCCGAAATCGTCAAGCATCTTCCGGCCGAGTCGGCGGCGCTCTCGATGTTTCGGAACGTCCCGATGGGCCGCGCGCAGCAGCGCATCCCGGCCGAGTCGGCGCTCGCCGTCGCGTACTGGGTCGCGGGCGACACGGGCCTGAAATCGACGACCGAGTCGAACTGGGCCAACCTCTACCTGAACGCGGAGGAGCTCGCCGCCATCGTGACGATCGCGGAGTCGGTTCTCGACGATTCGGCGTTCGACATTTGGGCGGCGATCCGCCCGCAGTTGGTCGAGGCGATCGGCCGCGCGCTCGACGCCGCAATCTTCATGGGGACGAACAAGCCGGCGTCGTGGCCGGCGGCGATCATCCCGGCGGCGGTCGCGGCAGGAAACCAGGTGACCGAGGCGGCGACGGCCGCGACCGGCGGCATCGTCGGCTCGATTTCGGACGTCATGGCGCTCGTCGAGGCCGACGGTTTCGACGTGAACGGCATCATCGCCAACCGCACCGTGAAGGGGAAGCTCCGCAACGCCCGCGCTACGACCGGCGAGTCGCTCGCGAACGCGCCGACGGCGGACGGGAGCGAGGTCTACGGCGTCCCGGTGCAGTACCCGATGCGCGGTCTATGGGCGACCGGCACCGGTGCGACCGAGGCCGTCGCCGGCGATTTCTCGCAGGGCATCCTCGGCGTCCGGCAGGACATCACGTTCAAGGTCCTTGACCAGGCGGTCATTCAGGACGGGACGGGCGCGATTCAGTTCAACCTCGCCCAACAGGACATGGTCGCGTTGCGCGTTACGGCGCGGTTCGCGTTCCAGGTCCCGAACCCGATCACCTACGACAACGCGAGCGGGACGACGCGCTACCCGTTCGGCGTCCTTAACCTGCCGTGAGTACCTACGCCGAGGCGGTCGCGGCCGGCGTATGGCGGTTCGACCTTTCGACACCGGGGCCGATGCCCGTCGCTGCGTTCACCGTTACGCCGGCGACCGGGCCCGCCGGAACCGTGTTCGCATTCGACGCGTCCGGCTCGACGCCGAGCGGCGATCCGATCGGGTATCTGTGGGATTTCGGCGACACCGGCCCGCTCATCGAGGGCCAAACGATGACTCACGGCTACACGACCCCGGGCACGTTCGCCGCGACGCTCTACGTGCAGGACCGCTACGGCAAGGGCGATTCAACGACGCAGGACGTCGTCGTCACCTAGAGAGAGGAAAGCGCATGGCCGAGGAAACCAAATCGAAACGCTCGAGCTCGAGCGACGTACCGCCGGCGAGCGCGACCTCGCAGGCGGTCGAGCAGTTCGGCGGCGAGCCCGTCGACAACTACGACGACGCGCTCGAGGCCGGCTATTTCGGCGGCCCGGCGGACACGACCGACCATTCGGTCGCGGGCGAAATCGCCGCGGCGGAAAAGGCGAAAAAAGAGAGTGGCAAGTAACGACGCTCTCACCGAGGAGGCCCGGGCCGCGCAATGGCGCGACGACCTACGCGCTCGCGTTGCGTTCCAACGCGAGGTCTGGTTGTCGTTACAGGCGCCGCCCGGGCCGGCGGCGGCCGTCCGCGCCGCGTGGCAACCGATCGTCGCGTGGCAGGCCGAGCGCGACGTCTACATACCGCCCGAGGAGGACCCGTGAGCACGCCGACGCCGCCGGTTGACCCGCTTGCTATCCCGTGGCGGCCGACGGTCGACGACGTCGCCGCGCTCATCCGGGCCCGCACAAAGGACGCGTCCGGGAACGAGCTCGGGACGTTCACGTCCGCGACCCGGCCGACCGACGCCGAGGTCGAGCAGCTAATCACGAACGGGTGCGCGAAGGTCGCGACGCTCGTCGGGTGGACGTTGCCGTCGGACGCGGAGCATGAGGCGACGCACCTTGCGGCGTTGTGGACGGCCTGCGAAGTCGAGCAAAGCTATTGGCCCGAACAGGTGCGGTCGGAGCGG